CCTCAGGCAGATAACATCTATCGAGGCAAAGCTGAGCTGGTTGATGGCACTGCAACTGTGAATATCGACACTGTAGCTGGCATGACAGAAGGGACATTTGCTGCTCTTAACCGTGAAATCCAGTGCTTTACAACAAATGAAACCGGATGGACTGCTATTAAGGGTTCTGTTACTGGCAACCTTTTGACTATTGTTGCTCAAGACGATACTTGTACTGATACTATTTCCTGGTTAGTAATTGGTGAACGTCAGGATCAGCATATGTATGACACCGAATGGACTGATGAGAACGGTAAGGTAATTGTCGAACCTGAAAAGTAAGTTGAGACTAAAACCAAAACCCTCGAAGCGAAGGTCGCCGCATTAGAAGCAGCTTAACAACCGGTTATTACTAATATTTAGCCTCACTTAGGTGGGGCTTTTTTTGTTAGAGTAAGGCTTGAGTTAATTAACTTATAAATGTCCTGTAAAAAGTCTGAGCTGATTTCTGCAATCAACTCTTTCGCCTCTGCTCGTGCTACAAACGACGGCAACCTTATGGCATTCTCTGCCCGTTTGGTAGAAGATTGCGTCAATAGTCTTGAATACGCTCCCGAAGAGGAGCCTGAAGCCGCTGAAGGTGGTGATGAAGGGCAGCCTGAGTAAAGCCGCAATTCAGTACGTTCAGGAGAGGCATCAAATAGATGCTTGGAACTTTCTTGAAAGTCATGTGACCGAAGAAATCCTGGACGAATTCTTTGAACGCTATTGTTCAAAGAACGAGTGTTTATTTCTTGACCCGAACTGGGGTCCAAGTGAATTCACACTGTAGATACAATAGAAGTACTAAACAGTAGAAATATGACCCCAGCTGAACGTCAACAATTCTGGGAAGAAGTTGAAGGGGGCCAAAATCCTCTTCTTTCTGTAATGCATGGACTTGTTGAAAAGTGGGGCCTGCCTGCCATCATCATGTGCTTAGGTGACATAAGCCAAGTACTTGCGGAAGACGCCGAGACAGCAGAACTCACGCCAAATCAGCGTGGGTTAATTCTTGGTGCTTGCGCTCAAGTATGTGCTCTCAGCGATCAAATGCACGCAGAGATGGATTTCCTAATGACTACCGAAAACAATGGATGACAAAGAACGCGAAAACTGGAAAATCATTAAAGAAAAACTAGAAGAAACTGGTAAGACAGATAGTTTCTTCTACAAACGCGCTAAAGCCATTACTGACGGATTACCTGACCCTTTTAACGAGTTAAAATAATATAAGTATTGGCTCAGGTAATGGCGTGCACGAAATGTGGCAAAGCTAAAGAGCGTGCCCAAAAATATACTAAAAGCAAAAAGAAAGGTTCGATGAAAGGCATGACCGTTAAAGGCGGTCATAAGCTCCCTACATCACGTGGCGCTGGATTGACAGCAAAAGGACGTGCGTCAATTAACCGTCGCACTGGCTCAAATCTAAAAGCTCCCGCACCTAATCCCAAGACTAAAAAAGACGCAGCTCGCCGTAAGTCATTCTGTGCTCGCTCACGTGGCTGGACCGGTGAGCGCGGTAAGGCAGCACGTCGTCGTTGGAACTGCTGATGTCTAAACGTAAAGCAGCTAAAGGCTTAGCCAAGGCATTTAAAAAGATGTCACATCGTAAAAAAGGCGGCACCAAAGGTACATTTACTGCAGCAGCTACAAAAGCAGGACACGCAGACACACCAGAAGGGCGCAAGGCATACGCCAATCAAGTATTAAAGGACCCATCCGCATCGCCTAAAATGAAGAAGAAGGCAAACTTCTACAAAAACATTATCAGTAAATAGTAATGAGTAACGCAAAACCCGACTATATCGACATCGATAAAGATGGTGATAAGTCTGAGCCTATGAAAGAAGCAGCTCAGAACTTTAAAGATAATAAAATGAAAGAAGTTATTGCCAAGCGTAAAAATGGCTGATAGAAAAAAGGCGAAAGCTAAAGCTAAATCTCGCGTTAACGAAGCCGGCAACTATACAAAGCCTGGACTACGTAAGAGCATCTTCAATCGCATTAAAGCCGGCAGCAAAGGCGGTAAGCCTGGTCAATGGTCTGCCCGTAAAGCGCAGATGATGGCTAAAGAATATAAAGCGAAAGGTGGAGGTTACAAAGACTGATGCCTAAACGTGAATCGCAAAAGTCTCTCGACAGTTGGACTAAAGAAGACTGGGGGACTAAGTCGGGAAAGAACTCCACGCAAGGTAAAAATGCTACTGGTGAGCGATACTTACCTAAGAAAGCTCGTGAAGCACTAAGCGATGAAGAGTATGCGCGATCAACAGCAAAGAAACGTGCTGCTATTCGTAAGGGTCAACAGTTTAGTAAGCAGCCAAAAGATGTTGCAAACAAAACATCACAGCATAGACGTTAAGTTATTTTAGCTAGAGTTAAATCAGCTTAATAGTTAACGGAGCAAATATGAAGGTAGGCATTATCGGCCTTGGCCGCATGGGTGAAGGTATGAGCCGACGTCTGCTTAATGCAGGAATTGAAGTCATTGGATATCGAAGAAATTTTTCAAAAGCTATTGAGGCAAAGAAAGCTGGTCATATAACTGACGTAGCAGAAACTATTGACGACCTCGTTACATCAGTGCGTGTTGATAGTGAGCCAGGCATCTTTCTTATGGTTGTCCCTGCTGAAAATGTAGAGGCAACAATCACAGAGCTGCTTGCATCTGGGGTAGGTAAAAACGATGTTATTATCGACCACGGCAATAGCAGTTTTAAAGATTCAAAGCGTCGAGCAATGAATCTTGAATATCGAGGTATTAGCTATCTCGACTGTGGCACAAGTGGTGGTGTCTATGGATTGAAGCGAGGTTACTGCTTGATGATTGGTGGCGCAGAGTGTGCCGTTGAAACGTGTAAGCCAATCTTCAACGCCCTTGCTCCAAACATTGGTGCAGCACCACGTACAAACTTCGATAGCCCTATTACTCCCGCTGAGCACGGCTGGCTTCATTGCGGTCCTCCAGGTGCAGGACATCTTGTCAAGATGGTCCACAACGGTATTGAGTATGGAATTATGCAGGCATACGCAGAAGGATTTAACATCCTCCGTGAAGCAAATGCAGGCACTAAATACGTATGCGAAGGTGATGCGGAAGTAGCACCAATGGATAATCCTTCCGATTATCAGTACGACATTGATATCCCAGAAGTGGCAGAAGTTTGGCGTAGGGGTAGTGTTGTTGGCTCTTGGTTGCTTGACTTAACGGCAGAAGTACTGCGTGAAGACGGCACTCTTGAGACATTTGCTGGCGGCGTTAGTGATTCAGGCGAAGGACGCTGGACAGTAAAAGCTGCAATTGATTTAGGTGTACCAGCTCCTGTAATTACTGAAGCTTTATACGCCAGGTTTAACTCACGGCGATTAGGCATGTTTGCTAATCGTGTACTCAATGGTATGCGTGCAATGTTTGGTGGTCATGCAGTAAGGAAAGACTGATGGGTACTCTTGTTTTATTTGGTGCGACAGGTGATCTGTGTAAAAAGAAGCTAATACCTGCACTTCAGGCATTGCATGAAAAGTCAATGCTGCCAGCCGACTTCAAGATAATTGGTGCTGCCCGTAGAGATAGAACTACAGAAACCTGGCTGAAGACGTTTGATAATTTATCAGATGACTTTAGTAGTCGATGCTCATACTACCGTTGTGATTTATCATCAGTAGAGACATTAAAGTCACTCCCTGTTGAAGGCGATACTACATTTTTTCTATCAGTTCCACCTGAAACCTACAGTGATGCTATACGTAACCTAAAGGCAAGTGGTCTTGTTGATGACCCTGATAGGTCACGAGTAGTTATTGAGAAACCTTTTGGTCATAATTTGAAGTCGGCACATGCACTTCAGAGTGTTGTGACTGAATGCTTGCGAGAAAAGCAGGTATACCGAATTGACCATTACCTCGGTAAAGATACAGTCAATAATTTACTAGCAACACGGTTCAGCAATACAGTATTTGAACCGTTGTGGAATCGAAATTTCATTGAAGAGGTGCAAATATTTGCCACTGAAACTATCGGATGTGAAGGACGCTCACAGTATTACGACGGTTCAGGAGCTGTACGTGACATGCTTCAAAACCATCTACTGCAGATAATTGCATTAGTGGCAATGGAGCCTCCCAGCAAAATCAATGCAACTGAGGTACGCCGCGAAAAAGTAAAAGTACTTTCAGCTACACGCCTTGGCGACAAGTATGTGGCAGGTCAGTATGAGCAGTATCAATTTGAAGAAGGAGTACCTGAGAATACAATTACACCTACATTTATTGCAGGTGACTTATACATCGATAACTGGCGATGGCATGGCGTGCCTTTCTACTTCATGACAGGTAAACGCTTGCCATATCAATGCGTAGAAGTTGTCATTAAGCTAAAAGCGCCGCCCCTTAATCTATATAAAGGGCATGAGTATAACGACCGTATTACCATCCGCTTTCAGCCGGACGCTCACTTAGATTTACGTATTGATATCAAAAGCCCAGGTTTAGAAGAAAAGGTAGAACCAGCAGTTTTAAGTCATGCTTATCCAGATGGTGCACTTGATGGATACGTGCGGTTGTTATATGAAGCACTTAATCAGGACCAGTCACACTTTGTGCATTCAGAAGAAGTTCTTGAATCATGGAGGATTGTTGATGACCTGCTGTGCTCAGAGTTTGAATGCCCTATACGGACGTACCCCTACATCTATAGACCAGGTGCTTGGGGACCTGAGCATAAAACTCAGTTCATAACCAAATGGGACTATCCCAGCTAATCCATTGCATTTAAAACAATGAAATACTTGAACGTTGTTTTTCTAGACATCACCGTTGCAGTATTAGATTTCTTATACAAAGGGCGTGATTACGCTCGCTTTTGGGTACTTGAAGAAATTGCCCGTGCTCCATACTTCGCTTTTTTAAGCGTTCTACATTTTCGTGAAAGCATGGGATTACGAGGATCAGAACACATCGATTTAATGATTCAACACTTTGAGCAATCAGTAAATGAGACATCACACCTGGAGTACATGGAAAGTAAAGGTGGTAATCAATATTTTATTGACCGCTTGTTTGCCAAACATCTTGTGCTTTTTTACTTTTGGATGAACGTAGCGTACTACTTAGTCGCACCAAAACTTGCGTATCATCTCTCCTACGAAGTAGAAATCCATGCAGCTGTTACCTACGCTAAGTACTTAGCTGAGAAAGGACCTGACCCAAAAATTCTCGATATTCTGAATGATGAACTTCAGCACTCTAAAGAGTTAAAAGAAGCTATGGAGACTATCTAATGAGTTTTTTAAAGCGTGTATGGAATACTCTCACGACTGGCAATAAGTGGCCCGTAACAGATGCCACACCTGCTAAAGAGAAGGAAGATGCACGCCTAAAGAAGCTATGTTCAATTGTTCCAGACCATCCAGCCTGTGGAAAAAGGTTATAAGTAAGCCTTATCTAAATAAAGAGAATGAAGTGCTAGCATTCCAGTAGTGACGCCAGTTCCGGGGGTTCGAATCCCACCCCCTCCGTTTTTCTCACTTAAGCCCCCACATTGGGGGCTTTTTCAATAGATTAACGATAGGCGTTGCTTATATCCAAAATGGAGATTATGACACTCGAAGACCTCATTGACGTTTGCCAAAGTCTCAAACCAGTGAGACCAAGCACTCTTCGTGAATGGCATAAAGCTGCAAAGCCTCTGCGTCATTTACAAATTGCTGACATCAACAAAGCAGAGGTGATGAAGTACCGGATCTCTCAACTTGCACCGAGAGGACCGCTGAAACAGAACACACTCAAAGCACGGATGGCTTCCCTGCGTGGTCTGTGGAATACAGCGATTGAGTGGGAACTAATTGATAGCGAAAACCCTTGGAACAAAGCGGACAAGGGGCTTCGGTACATTAGGCGTAATCCGGAGTTCTATCCATGGGAACACTACGAGCAGTACCACGATGACCCGTACTTTGTGTTCCTCTGGTACACAGGTGCACGCATCGGAGAGATAGCCGGACTGGACCCAAAGAACATCGTAATGAACGCTCCAGTGCCGTACTTCAACTTTGTACACCAAGAGAACAGGATGCTGAAAAACGATGAGTCGATAAGGAAGACACCCATACACCCTGCTTGTTTTCGTTTGGTTCCTTACTTCAAGCAATCAAAGGCAAAGCGACCGGGGGCCAGCTGGAGTGAAACATTCAATAAAAACATGGGTCTACCGAGCGGGGAGGCTGCCCACTCGATGAGGCATAGTTTCTACACTCGCTGTGAAATAGCCAACATTACTGAGCGCATCCAGGATATTTTGACCGGGCATGCTCCACGTACAGAAACTGCCCGTTACGGTAAGGTAGATTTACCGACACTGCTTCGGGAACTACAGAAACTACACTAGCTACACTAATTCCTATAAACTGGAAAATAAAAACAGAGTAGGTAGAGAGAATAAAATATAGATATATGGAAAACTACGGTAGTTAGCGTAGCTATGCAGCCAATACCTCCGGTAACACCGATACCAAATGCCGTCAAGTTTCCTACTATTGATGTAGCGCTACCTAGTTTTCAGACACCTAAATGGCAACCAGTGCCTATTTACAGAGAAGACATTAAAGACCTAGATACAAGTAGAATTAAGAGTAAAACTGAAACAAAGACAGAGGTTAAACCTACTAAGGGTACAAATAAAACTAATGAAAAAGAAGACGTTACGGAATCAACATCTGAGGTAGAAGAAAAGCTGCCTATGGATGCAGCAAAAACTCCTGAAATACCAAAGACAGCTCAGGATTTAGAAATTGAAAGCACGGTACGTCGGGTAGAAGTACCTCTGCTTGGTGAAATTCCATTACCGAGAGAGGAGATTGTTGTGACTGCAGTCGCTACAGCGGGAACAGCAGCAGTTGCGTCGGTAGGAGCCACTTTATTGGCAACTCGACTATTTGAACAAGTAATGAAAATTGCTAAGCCAGTAATGAAGACTATTGTGAAGAAGATTGCTCAGGCTCGGAAGAAGCCTCTTCCTCTAACCTGGTCAAGGCAGCGACTGGTAGAACGTCGGCGCAAATTGGATAAAAGTCGCTAGACGGGTGCAACATAAAACCCTTTTCAAAAATGTTGATACATTCTTTGATGCGAATGAGTTCATAATCAAGTCGCTCTTTCTCCAATCGACGACGGGCAAGCGCCTTACATAGCTCAACAGAGCTCCCGTCAATGGGCACAGACACGCTGACTTGAGCACCGAAGTTTCTGTTCAAAGAACTGGTGCCAGTTTCTGATTCAGTTTGTAAGTAGTACGGTGTAAAACTGAGAACAGGCCCATTACAATAATGACCACCGGCAAATCCTTGTGTACTTAAAGCACCCTGATTAATTTGAACAGCTTGATTTGCGACTGATCCTGCAATAGAAGCTTGCGGATTAGCTGCTACAGAAGTGTTTTCATCCTGTGATACAGGAACTGCAAAGGCAGGAGCGCAGAGAATTATTGAGAGAAGACTGACAAGGTATTTGTAGTTTGGTCGACGGTGATTGTGCGATTGATGCTTTCCGTTTCGACTAAACCTGCTGCGCGAGATTGGATATCCAGTTGCCATGGCTGGGTACTATCAACGACTTGGAATTCAGTGCCAGCATCAATGATGTTAGTAGCAGCACCAGAAGCATCGATAGCTTCTACATTATCGCCATTCCACGTTTTAACTTCACCACCAAAACGCTCAATCTCATTCGTCTCAGTAATTGTCTGAGTCGAAGTGACTGTTTGTGTCATCGTACCAGTCGTGAAATTAGGGGTCACAGACTGAGCAGAAGCAGGTGCAGCAATCAGTAATAATAAAAGAAGGTTCTTCATTGGTATTAGTAACCCTACTATTCCATTGTACCTTTGCAAAGTATTAAAATTACCATGGAAAACGCTAAGCTTGCTACTAATAAAACTGACACACTAGAAAAACCTAAGAAAAACTTTCTCAAAGACAACGAGGAAGAATTTGCTTTGTTTTGTACATTTGTACGTGTGGGTGTTCTTCTTTGGTCTGGTGCCATTCTAACGCTGAACTATGTCACAATTCCAAACTTTGAACAGGACAAAATTGATCCGACATTTATTGCTAGTGTATTTACTGGTACGTTAGCTACATTTGGAGTTCAAGCAGCAAAAAGAAAGGACGAGAAGTAGTTAGAATTTAGGCAGATTTTCTACCTAATCATGTTCTTAATTATTCGTCCTATCCTGCTGAAGTTTGTCACTTCTAAAAGCGTCAAAAAACTCATTGTTGAGCTTCTCGAAAAGCTAGCTTCTCTTACTGAGAATAAGTTAGACGATTTAGCAGTAAAAACTGTCAAAGAAGCGCTTCTCCCTAAAGAGTGATTGATTTAATTCTATTACTATCACTCCATGCTGACAATCCATATGATTGGCAGATGGATTGCAGTGAATTCATTCAAGCAAAACAGCGAATAATGGAAGACAAGCATTTTGACCAAGAAACTCGAACGAACTTAATCAACTACTTTAGAACTAAACTAAGTGAGCCTTGCAATGATGTGTTCACAAGCCGACCCAAATATTTTGATTCATTAAGTAATTATATTTAAGTCAAGTTGTTTACACAACTCGTATGGGTATTGCTGAAGACTGGGGAGAACTTCTTTATTCCCTGGACTGCCTTTCCAAAGGCTCTGCTAAGCGCAAGTTTCGAAAGTCAATTAAATACGGCTGGGGCGGCTTGTGTGCATATTGTCGCTCCAAGCGAGCAACAACTCTCGATCATTTAAAACCAAAATCAAAAGGGGGGTCAAGTCTAAGAAGTAATCTTATCCCTGCCTGTAAATGTTGTAATCACTCCAAAGCTTCCGAGCATTGGTTAGAGTGGTTCGAAAGGCAGGAGTTTTACAACGAAACTGCCAAAGAACTTATTGAAGAATGGATTTCCAACAAACGTTTTATTGAAGAGGAGTTAGAAGATGACAGAGTTGAGCATAGAGCAACGGTTCGCCTTGACACGTGCGCGATATGAAGTAACTCGTATGAGCCGCCCTGCTTTAGAAAAGGTGGCTCTCCGTTTACTCAAATCACGAATGGAGCAAAAGAATGGTGTTCAGCATATGTTGATGCAAAACGGTATTCTTTTTAAAATAGACGAGCAACAAGCAGGATTACCTGAAATCATTTCCGAAGAAACATTTATCGAACTACTACAGATGCAAGACGATGACATGATGCCTACAGACATTATGGACAAAGGATGGGAAGACGATGACTTAGATGAGGATGACCTCATGTTTATGGATTAATAGCTAGACTACCGACAGATCTGATATTACATATGGAATACGCCATCGGACCAGTGCTGGCATTGCTGCTCGGTCTTAAGTTTACGGACTACAAAACGAAGAAACATCAAGAAGAATACAAAGCACTTGTTGAGCGAGTTGAGAAAGTCGAAACTATCACTGCTCAAGCAGAAGCAGAGACATTCAAAAAAGTCGTCAAGACTATTCAACCTGTTGCAGTCGCAGTTAAGAACCTGAATGAGTTTGTAGGCATACGATGATTGAACTCATGTACTTCTTTGAGAACTTCGACAAAGGTTCGACCCACCATCGTGCAGCAGTCTTAGAGCTTCAACGTGTGATGCCTGATTATCTGCTTACTCGGGATGCACCTTGGGTCGATACTTACGAAGGAAAAGAAAGTGAGTGGAGACGCCCTTTAT